CTTTAAACACGATGAGACAGTTTGAAAGTATCCGATATCTGCTCGTGATTCTTCTTTTGTTTCTGTGTAGCGGATGTTTCCTTCTTCGTCTCGTCTTACCTTCGATAAGACAATGTTTCTAGAATCACTGGTAATTCGATAATCTTCGATTCTCATGTCTAGCATTTTTTCTCCTCCACATACCTAAACTGTCGCCCCTTTGAATCAATCCATAAGCTCCTAGCTCTATCCCAGATGATGTTTTTGCTCAGACCAGTAATTTCAGATAACTGTTCAGCAGTACCTGTTACTAGAATTCGATCACCATGCCAGATTGCAATTTTTCTCGGCGTTTTCCGTTTAGGCTTTTCAGTCCACATTGATTTACCGAGCTTTTGGACTTCTGCAACTATTTCTTTGTCTTCTTGCCAAGATTCTGACTTAGTTAATTCAGCAATTCTTTTCATTGCATCCTTCTTATCCACACTTACCCCTCCAATCTACGAATTTCCCTTCTTAAATTCTCTATGTGCAAATCGATTGCCTTTCTCGCCGTTTCATTGACCATCACTGCCTTTGTCCGCTCCAGTTCGTCAATCTCACGCTGAAGGCTTCGAATACGCATTTGAATCACTTCTTCTGTTGTCATGATAGACCACCTCTTTAAAAACGCTCTTCCTTGAACGTATTCCGATATTTTTTGGCTAATATCAACGGCACTTGATATTGATGACAGAACAACTTTGCCTTGATCTTAAAGTCTTTTGTCTGCATTCCTTTAACATCTACGACTTTGACAAGTTTGCCGTTTTTATAAAATGTGAAGTCGGGAATATACTCGATCTTGCGATACTTCTTTCCGTCTAGTTCAAATTTCGGCATCAGCTCAAATCTTTCCTGAAGTTTTACTTTCCAGCCATTCGCTTCAGCTTGCCACAAGGCTAGATCGTAATACTCTGCTTCTGCGATAGAATCAAACTTGATACCTCGATGAACAGTTTTTTTATTACGGTATTTATTCATGCGATACTACCTTTCACTGGTTTTATGCGCTTGTCTGCTGTTTGTTGGAATTTCAGCGCATAACCTTCTGAATTCTTAAATATCCTAGAAACAATTCTTTCACCGTAGGCTTCTCTTAGTTCGGGACCAGATAGGTTTGTTGTGATGATCGTTGCCTTGTTCTGTCTGGCTTCTAAAAGCGTGTTTAACGTGTTGTTTGTAAACTGCCTACTATTTGATACCCCGCTACCTAATTCAGCTCCAATATCGTCAAAAACCACCAAATCAGTTGTTTTAATATCGGCTATAAGCGATCCTTCAATTTCTTTTCTCAGTTCAGAATTGTTATAAGAAAACTTTATTTGCTCTAATAACTCTTGATAGCTTATAAAAAGTATTTTCTTGTCATAATTTGAGCGCTCAAGTATTTCCCAAGCTGTAGCCATTGATAAGTGGCTTTTTCCGCTTCCTGATTTCCCTGATAGAATGAAATGTGCAGGATGGTTCAGTAGGACATCATTTACATAGCTTTTAGCTCTTTCTAAAGCAATTTTCGTTTCTTGGTCCACTACGTGATAATTCTCCATTTTGCATTTAAACAAAGTTTTATCTGTTAAAACCGAACCATTTTGAAAAAAACTCAACGCTCGTGCTTTTAAGCTGTCATTATATATCCGTTCGGTCTGTATATCCTCTTTCACACGTAACGCTTTATAACCACAACTCATGCATGTTGGTTTACAACGTTCTGACCCGTCCTTATTTTTCCCTCGCCAACTATACAAAGGTTCGCTGCACTCTGGGCATTTTCCACTTTGTACTAAAACTCTTCTTATTAGCTTTTCCATAGTACTTGCTAGGCTTTCCATCAGTTGTATCTCCTTTGTTAAATTGGCAAGTCGTCATATTCACTAGGATTGCTGTACTGTAATTTTTGACTTTGCTTTTTATGATTATTTTTATCTGCCTTGATTTCGAATTTAAGTTTCTCGAATTTTTCTCGCAGTTTCTTAGCACTTCTAATATTTCCAAACCAAAATTCATTTGTAGGTAGCCAATTGATCACATACTCAATCGCTTCTATAGACGCTTTATCTCTTTCTTCCATCAACCTAATTGCGTCTGCCCATTTTTCGATATCTACTTTATTCATTTCTTTTGGAAAATCTTCAGTTAAATTGCTTTGCAACTTTTTAGCAAGGCGTAAGTGTTCGTCAGAATACTTACCTTTCTTTTCTTCTTTATCTATATCTATATCTATATCTTTCTCTAACTCTATCTCTAGGCGACCTTTTCCAGACAACTTCTGGACATTGTCCTCCTTTGCTCTTTGGATTCGTTTTTGCCTAGCGTATTCAGTCTCTGATCCTACTAATTCACTTAGCTGATTTAGATATATCTCTCCGCTGTCCAGTATTTTTATTAGTCCGATTTTGTTGAATAGATCCATAGCGACTTTCACTGTGTCCGTATTTGAATTTGTTAGTTTTGCTAGAGATTCGGGATCGTAAGGTATCATCAGATTACCTACATTTCTAACTAGTATTCCTTCTGTCTTTAGAGATTTAAGACAGAGTTTCAGATAAAATAAACAATATTCTTTACCATTCGGTTGTTCTTCCAACCATTCGATGGTATCTTCTTCGAAAAAATCTTCTTTTAATTTAAGCCAGTAATAGCGTTTCTTTTGTTTGTCTGACACTTCAATACCACCTTTTCCTTATCCTCCGATATTTAACTTTTTGATTGTCTCCTGGTTTAACTTGATCCCTTTGATTTGATATTTATTTTTGAAATTGATCACACCTATCTTGTGTTTCTCCGTGCGATGAATCCTGCAGAGTGCTGCAAATGTGTACTCTGAATGATCAACTTCTTTGCGCTTTCGTCTTCCCAGCGCTTTGTCAAAGTGATCGATATCAGCTCCTGTTTTGCCACAGATGCAGCAGACTCTTTTTGTGATGCATTTGTAGAAGTAATACTCTTGATTCGCTGGTAAAATCTCATAACCTTCTTTGAAAGGAATATGATGTTCAAAGATGAAATCTAAGATGATATTTGCTAAGACATTAGCATCACTCACAGTTGTATTCGATTCATCTTTGAGGCTTATTTTGCGCCCTGTGACACCTTCAAAACGGAAGTAGAAGAATTCCTTCCAGAAGTCCGTTGGCATGCCTGTATCGATGAAAATATCGCCTATGAGCGCATAGATGAAGTTTCTTTGCTGTACTGTGAACCGACGTGGATCAATAAAGCGAATTTCAATGACTCGATCGCCATCGTAGCCGTCATACATCGTCTTCAATCGCTCGATATTCACTTCTTCATTGATTCTTGCCACTATCTGGTTGCCTTTGAATCTTCTTAGTACCGCCGAGTATGAGTCTATTAACGGTTTAAACATTCATATCACTTCTTATTGTCATTGATAAAATGCTTGATAGCAGCAGACTGTTCTTGCGTTAGTCTATTCAAGTCATCGAAAATATTTGTTCTTTTTTGAATCGTCCTCCAAGTTTTTGCGAAATCCAAATTCATTGACTGGGCGAAGTCATCAATTAAAGCTGTTAAGATAGTCTGCTCTTTCTTAGATATAATTTTAGGCGCTGTGTCAGCAGCTTTGTTGCCGTCGTCGTCCTCGTCGCTTGTCACACCAAATACTGCAGCTAAGGCATAACGCTTGGCGTAAGTTACGGCCGATCCAAAACCTTGCGCATCTGCTTTTGTAGCTGGTAAAGCCAACGGTTCAAATTGAATAAATTCTCCTGATTGGTGAAAAATGTAAGTAGCTACTTGAACGCTATTACCGCTACTCGTCGCCTCTTGAGCGTAAGATAAGCCAGTGTCAGCAATAGCTTCGTCAATTACTTCAACAATATTTTCTAGTGGCACATACTTTGATTTGAAAAAAGGATTTTTCGCATCTTTTAAAGGCTGTTTTAACTGTTTTCGAAAAATAGCTAATGCCGCAAAAATTTCTTCTGTTGTTTCACTCGTCTTCATCAAATTCTGCCTCCATTTCAGCGATGTATTTTTTGCCCGGTCCATAGTACGAAATATCAATCAAGTTATCCCTTTCGTACTCTTCCAACGCATCAATCAAGCCATCTTCGATGACATAGATGTATTCAGGTTTTCTGGACTGCTTCGATAAATGGATAAGATAGACATGATCCCAAATACTCACAAAATTTCCCAAGTCATCTTGATCACATGTTAGTTCTTCATTCGTCAAAAGATTTCGTCTGATTTTTCGATTATTTGTTTCCTTGATATTCGACTTGCCCCATTCAGAATCAGTCAAATATTGATCTAAAGTGGAAAGTTCTTTATTCATATGCTAAAATTCTCCTTAGATATGTTTTGTTTTGTGACTCTATGCTTGCCGGCTGAGTCACTTTTTTATTTGTTGCCAAGCTTTTTGCTTATCGATATGTTGTTGGCTTAGGATGCTTGGTTTATTGTGTCTCCACCAGCGATTAGCAATTACCGTCCCGATTCTTAGCGCTTCAGCTCTATTCATTTTCATCACCGAAAAGTCTTTGTTGTCTGTTCAGTTGATCGATTTCCATGCGGATCGCAGTTTCTGGTAACCACATTTCAATAAATGAAACAGCATCATCGAATCTCTTACGAGGTAACTCGCCATATCTTGGGATTGAAAAGGTACGTTTAAATTCAGACCAAAATTTTGAGAATACTTTTTTGCTGATTTCTTCATAAGATCGGCTTTCTTTACCCCCTAGAACTTCCATAACTTTTATATTTCCTTTTTGTTTAATTTCAAACTCTTGTTGCCCACTAATTCGCATAGTATCTTTAAGCATGGAAACATCTTTTTTAACATCTTTCATTTCTTCTAGTTGGTAGATCATCATATCTTCAATTGTTTGAGGAACAGTATTCTTGCGAATAACATCTTCCATTTCGTTGAATGCTTCAATGTATTTTTGTTTGAAGTAAATAGCTTTCTTTCCTGTAAAACCCATAGCCAACAAGAAAAAACCATCTCTACTAATGAAGAAAACTCGTCGATTTCTGCCGTATGAATCTGGTTCATTACCTTCCACAAACATCTGCTCAAAATTGAGCACATCTTCTTTTAACTTTTCAATATCTCTCAAAACATTTTTGTGTTCTTTTTCAAAACTATCTGCGACTTGCAAACTCGTAGTCACAGCTTCTTTATTTTTCAAAATTACTAATTCTTGCATTATTTCTTCTCTCCTCTTTGATATAATGTAGATAAAAAATGGTGGTGGTATAAATTGAGTCTTATTGACTTTATTAAACAATTTGACTGGAATAACATTGTTAAAACCATTAAAGATTTTATTTTGCCTATTACGTCTCTAGTATTTTCAACATTTGCTTTTTATATCTCCTATACAGATAGAAAAAACAAAAAATTTAATTTAAAATTGGATTTCTTCGCTGAATGCGAAGAATGGTTGATAGATAGAGAAAGTGATTCCAAACCAGATGTTTACCATCAAAATAAATTCAGGATTATAGATTCTGTATTGTTAACAAATAACAGTTCTTTACCTGTTACAATTATTGAGTTTTCGATTTCTGGAATTCCTGATCATTTAAATGCTTTTACAATGATTGGTGATAATTATTCTGTAACGGTAAAATCAATGTATGACGAACTTCCACATGGTATACGTGCGTATTCTGGTAAATCTTTAAAAAAAGGTGCTGATCTATCAAAATTTCCTCCGTTGTCATTACCTATTACCATTCCACCGTATGAGTCAAAAATTACTACGTTGGTTTTTAGATACGATGAATCTTTAGTCGAAAAAAACATTACAATAAATGTTCTTACAAGTAGAGGTACTGCTAAATTCAATAGATTTGTTTCTTCATCTCAAATTTCACAGCTTGATACTGGCTATGCCCCTCCGCAACTAGATGAATTTGATTAGGAAATTCTCCAGTTTCTTTTACAAATTCTTTGATGAGATCATTAAAATTTTCTTTCAATTGTTTTTCGTTTATAGTCATTAAACTTTTTTTCATTAGTCAGTCCCTCCCGACTGGCTTTTTTGTTTTGTACTCAGCTTCATCCAGCCCCATAAAAATCCAAACCATGTAAACAATCGTTCCTATCAACGCTTGTCTGCTTCCCCAAAGTCCTAAAGCGTAGATGATTAGCGGTGCGCTGAATACTAGCGCTCTATTAAATTTTCCCATCCGCTTGCCTCCTTAAGATTTCCGAAAAATTTGTTTCTAAAAATTCAAGTGTTTTACTTCTTAAAAATAGATATGTGTCTCTTCCTTCAACTGGATAATAGACAAATCCATTTTTGTTTTTTTCGATATCGATAATATTTCTATATCTTGGGTTCTTTAAAACTCTAGAAGTAAACCAATCATATTTTCTGTTAATCCGTTCTAGCACTTCTGGCAACGTCATCCATCTACCAGTATCATCAGCTTTTTTTAACTCCTCATAATCCACTTGGGAGATAATTACATAGCCTTCTGGAATTGGGATTTTTGCTTCTAGATATTGCATTAGCTGTTCCTCCTATTGAATACCTAATATTTTTTTTACAGTTTCTATGTGTTCTTTAGCTTTTTTTCCATCACGATTGCCGTTTAGAATATCTGATAAATAAGCTCCTGAAATACCAACAAGCGCAGCTAGTTCTTTGAAAGTCATTCTTCTTTTTCTCATCTCTGCCCGAATTTTTAAGTCTAAATTCTCAGACATAAAAACAGCTCCTTTCTAAAAAATGATTTGTAAGCTAAAAAATTAGCTAAATCATTGACACTTATTAGCTTTTAAGCTATTATAAATACATAGTTAAATAAGCCTTATAAAAAGCCTATAAAATAACATTTCTAAGTTTGGCGACCGAGAGAATGTTTTTAATTAATAGATATTTTTGTTGCTCTTATTTAGCTAACAATTTAGCTTACAAATTAAATATACTAGCTTAAAAGCTAATTGTCAACTAAAAATATAACTTTTAAGCTATTTATTTTCTTTTCAGCTTTGAAAGGTTGATAATAATGAGTTTAGTTACTAAGATTAAAGAATTAGCAGATGAAAAGCATGTGACTATAGCAGAAGTAGAAAGACAGGTAGGCATTTCTAATGGACAAATAAGAAGATGGGATAAAGCCTCACCAAAATCTGAGAACTTAAAGAAAGTTGCTGATTATTTTGGGGTCACAACTGATTATTTATTAGGAAATAATAATGTTCCCAAATGGGCTACAAAAGAGGAAGTGGTTGAACTTGATAAACTACTAGACTCAAATGTTAATATGTCTTATGGTGGGGAAACATTGACACCCGAACAAATACAGCGCGTAAAAGATATCCTTATAGCGACTTTCTGGGATATTGTGAAAGAAGACAAAGAAAAAGGCAAAAAGATGTGAGCTTATGGAGATGGATACGATTAATTTAGTCGAGGAGTTGAAGCGGAAATACCAGTCCGCTAATCCTTTTTATATTTGTGAAAAGATGGGCATTAAAATTCAATACGTTCCTTTTATCGAAAATCCCAAAGGGCAGTTTCAAGAAATTAGAGATCGTGCAATAATCTTTTTAAATGATGAACTGCGAGACTCTGAGGAAAGATTCTACATTTGCGCTCACGAATTAGGTCACGCTATTTTTCATCGTGGCTTATCTAGCTATTACGTATCAACAAGAACATCTAGAAGCAAATCTGAAAGCGAAGCTAATTGCTTTGCTGCTAATCTCATTGTTTCTTTATACAAAGAAGACAACGATCAATATCCTAGAAAAATCGAGGAATTAAAAAAACTTTACGGACTTCCAGAAAGCGCTTATCGTTTTCTTATATAAAAAAAGCCCGTGCTGCAACACGGACTCTTTCCTCATATATGAGCTTCTACTAAAAAATCATATCATAGAAATGAGGGAGAAAAAATGGAAAAAGAGATTTTAATAAAATCTCCAGGAAAAACCTTGATTAAAGTAACTGACGATTCTATTTCAATTATTAGAAAAGGATTTATAAATCTAGTTAATCAAGGTATTAAAGGTGAAAAAACTATTTCCTTTAAAAATATATCAGCCGTACAATTAAAAAAACCAGGTATGAGCAATGGTTATATACAATTTACTCTGCTGGGTGGAAACGAAAGTCGCGGAGGAATATTAGCGGCCACGAAAGATGAAAACACCGTTATGTTTACAAAAAAATATTGGAATGAAATGGAAAATTTAAAAAAATATATAGAGAAGCAACAATCTAGATTAGATAATAATTCCAAAGAAACACAAATTTCAAGTGCAGATGAAATTAAAAAGTATAAAGAGTTGTTGGATGAAGGTATTATTAATCAAGAAGAATTTGATTTTAAGAAAAAAGAATTGCTTGGTTTGTAATATTAACTATCAAAAGAAAAGGATGATTTATTAATGGACGGCATATTCGGTTTTACTGGTATTGTTTTATTTATTATAGGATTAATCATGTTGATTGTAAGATTTATCAAAAAAACAAATAAGAAAACACCTATGATTATCCTTATTATCGGGATTATTTTTACTGCCATAGGTTTCTCACTTTCCTCATCAAACGAGACAAATGACAATAATAAACAGGAAAGCTCATCGTCTGAGACTAAAACTACTACATCTAACAGCAGCAATGAAAGCTTAACTCAATTTGAAGAATTTTTAGAGACAAATAACCATGACTGGGGTGCTTTCTTAGATAGTTATTATTCTATTTCTCCAGTTACTGAGCAAAATACAGCTTTTACTAAATATATTAGTGGAAAAACATTTACTTTTGAAGGAACTGTTATCGAAACAATGACTACTAGAATAGCCATTATAGCAGACAAAGAATACGATGGTAAAAATTGGAACGATATTTCTACAACACCTAAAGTTTCTTCTGTAATTTTTGCTAAGGACGTAAAAAATGCCGATACATTTGTAAAAGGAGATAAAGTAACTTTTACAGGAGAAATTAGTTCAAGAGGATCGAACATCGAAAAATCCTATGCTCAATGGGATATGATTAATAGTAAAGTAAGTAAAAAATAATAAAACACGCCCCACCGACCAAAGCGAGCGTGTTCTAAAAAAAATAAACCTACATAATAGGCTTCTTTATAGTGTCTATTGTATCAAAGAAAGTGAGCCGATTCAATCATGGCAAGATTTGTGAAACGTGGAAATAGCTGGCAATACGAAATTTCATACAAAAAAGATGACGGAAAATACACGAAGATAAGAAAATCAGGATTTAAGACAAAAGGCGAAGCAAGAGATGCCGCCAACGAATTAGAATATAACTTGAATAAAGGCCTTAAAGGGGATCGCAAAAATCTATTATTATCAGATTACTTTGAGGATTGGATGCAACTTTATAAAGAAGGAACAGTATCTCCTATCACTTATAGAAAATACGAAGATACGTTAATGAACATAAAGAAATATATGCCAGCGGTATTGATTTCTGATTTAGATAGAGTTGGATATCAACGCTTTTTAAATAAGTATGCGAAAGACCATGTAAAATCCACCGTTATTAAGTTTAATAACCATATTAGAGCATCGTTGAAAGATGCCGTAGAAGAAGGATTAATTCCGTTTGATCCAACTAGAAAAGCAGTAATCAAAGGAAAAGATTCATTGAAGCCAAAAGAAGATAAATATTTAGATTATGATCAATTTAAATCTTTAATGAAACTCGTAGAAGAAAACCTTTCTGCGCAGTACTCTTCTCCTATGCTCGTGTTAGTTGCTGGTGCTACTGGAATGCGATTTGCTGAACTTCTAGGATTAACATGGGAAGATATAGATTTCGAAGATCAAATCATCACTATTAATAAAACTTGGAATTATAAATTAAATGAATGGGGAAAAACAAAAAACGAGACTTCAAATCGGAAAATTTCAATTGATAAACATACGATTGATCTCTTAAAGAAGTTTAAAATCAATCAAAAAGAATTGTTCGAGAATTTTGAAGTTAAAAACCCTCATAATTTTGTTTTTTTCAACTTAAAAAATGGATTAGTTTCATCAAACGCCGTCAGCAAATATTTGCGCAAAAAATTAAAAGAATTAGGGATTGAAAAGCAATTTACTTTGCATGGACTAAGGCATACACATGCATCTATTTTACTTTATCAAGGAGTAAATATACTTAGCGTATCGAAACGTTTAGGACATAGCAGTTTAGAAACTACAATGTCTACTTATCTTCATATTGTTCGAGAGCTTGAAGATCAGGATAAAGAAAAAATCAATGCTGTGTTCGATAGTTTATATAAAAATGATAACTAG